TTCAGCTATGCGAGCCTCAGCGATATCGTCAAGGAAGGGCACGCACTGCCAAAGATGCGCCTCAAGGTCATAGACGGACGGCAATTTATCGAATACGAGAGCGCGGGCGAATGGCTACTCGGCGCCGAGGTCATAACCGACTTTAAAAGCCCCGGTATGAACGCATGCCAGGCATACGGCAGCGCACTGACATATGCACGGCGTTACACGGCGCAACTAGCGCTCGGGCTAGCCGTTGACGACGACAAAAACGTGGAGACGGCTGGCGTTATGGGACGCGAGAAGGCAGCAAAGCCCTACACCGAGCGCCCCGCGACGGATAAGCAAATTGCCATGATTCGGCAGATGCTCGGAGCCAGCGCAGACGCGGTCCTCAAGCATAATGCCCCGCTAACCATAAGTAAGGCGAGCAAGCTCATTGAGGCTATAATGGAGCGTAAGCAGGATAACGATAGTTCTGCCGAGGATATGACCGCACCGATAACGGCGGACGATATCCCAGAAATTTAACAATTGACAATTAATAATTATGTTGTGCCGCCAAACCGGGCGAGGATGGTCTCTTGCCAACCCCAAAACCCAATTAATTATCCGAGCACCGGGAGCCATGGCCGAGAGGCCGGCGGGCAACGACCAGGCAACCACATTGCGAGTAGTGGCTGGAGGTCAAAGAAAGGAGAACGAATGGAAAAGCAGAGGAGCGCCGAGGCGCAGAGGCAATACGAAAAGTGGAAGGCAACGATGGAGCGCCGAATGGGCAAGCCAATTGTCGAAATCATGCGCGAGAACGGACGCGCAGGTGGCAAGAAAGGGCACGCCGGCAAAGGCTACAGCGCCCACCCCGAGATGGCGAGCGAAATGGGCAAACTAGGCGCAGCCAAGCGTTGGGCCAAGGCACGCGAGCAAACGGCGCAGGGGTAATGTCTAGGGGCATAGGATGGTTCATAAAAATAGCGGGAGCACGAAGCGCGGGGCGTCAAGGCTTGCGCGCTTCCGGATATATTTCGAATCTATCGGGAAATAGGAGCGAGGTATGGGCTATGTAGGGCTATTTCTAACCGTTTCCCTTGCGAATCTCTTCACGGAGCTATTAACGGGCGACGAGATAGAGACGGGCAAGCTCATATGGATAGCCCTTGTTATAGTGTTTGTGCTGGCGCTGGTATGATAGGAGCATGAATCCGAGCGAATATCAGGAATGCCAAGTATTTCACCAGTGGCTGGAGCTAAACCATATACGGCATACGCACATAGGAAATGAGAGCCAAATCGGGGGCAGGCAGGGCGCTATCAGAGGCGCACAGCTCAAACACATAGGACAGAGCAAGGGCTTTCCAGACTACCTCTTAATAGTCAAGGGCAAGCTCATTGCTATCGAGATGAAGCGCCTAAAAGGCGGAAAGGTCAGCCAAGAGCAACAGGACTGGCTCGACGCCCTAGCTAAAGCAGGGGTAGCGGGCTATGTAGCCCACGGAGCCAATGAGGCCATGGAGATAGTCCAGAGCTACCTCAAGCAGTAGCCCTATCCGACCCAGTAAAAGAAGCCTAGCATTGAGTAGCCGGCAACCACGCCGGCTACTGCTAGTATCAGACCGAGAGCTACACCTACAAGGACAATATGCATTATTAGTTTGAGCGCCCGTTGTAATATTTTCATAAAGTTAATAATATCACTTGACAATGGCGTTAGCGTGTGATAGACTAACAATGTAGTAAGTTAAAAAACAGAAAGGAAAAACTACAATGAACAACAATACTAACACTAACAGCAAGACTAACAACATTAAGACCAAAATCGCCAACAATAGGCTCCAAATAGCCAAGAGGCTCGCCGAGCGTAGCCAGGCCCTAGACGACGCGAAACGGCTCCGCGACGAGGTCAAGGCACTAAAAAGGCTCAACAAGCATTTACAGCACCAAATCAAGACGGCGCAAAAAATCGACATTATCGACCAAGCCATCCGTGATTTAAGCGCTAGTAAATAACACAACGAAAAAGCCCCTTCGGGGGCTTGATTGTGCCATTAACGTGTGATAATATAATTATGTAGAAAGTTAAGAGCATAAAGGAGGATATATGAAGATTTACGATGCAAAGGAAGGCAAAGCCCTTGAATGGACCGAGCGCGACAATTTGGAAGGCTTGAGAGGGCTTCTCAAAGGTTCGGCGTCATGGCGGTTCGCATACAAAAATGCGGTTGATGAGATGATATTACAAAACACTCACGGCTTGACAGATAAGGGCAACACGATTATTGATGCGATAGCCTACAATATCGATGATTCGGATGAGCTAGCGCAGCAAAAGGCGCTACTTCGCCGGCAAGTATTCGACTTGAATTTTGTCAAGAACTGGAACCAATACTCAGAGCAGGGTATTCGCAAGGACGGCTCAATTGGCCCGCTTTGGGAGATTATCGATTAACAACAATGCTAAAATAGGGTCATGAAACGCGAGATAATACAGCTAAACTTAAACGATATCAAGTTGAACGATAAGAACCCGAGAACCATAAACAAGCGCCAGCTTGACAAACTGGTCAAGAGCATTGAAGAATTCCCCGAGATGACCGAGCTCCGCCCGATAGTTGTTGACGAAAATAACACAATTTTAGGCGGCAACATGCGCTATCGAGCCATGCAACAGCTAGGATATAAGCAAGCGGAGGTGGTCAAGGTATCGGGGCTCACAGACGAGCAGAAACGCGAATTTATCATTAAGGATAACGTAGCATTCGGCGACTGGGACTGGGACGCGCTAGCCAATGAGTGGGACACTGAACAGCTAGACGAGTGGGGGCTGGACATACCAGAACCCGAGAATGTCGACCAAGAAGTCGAGGAAGTCGACGTTCCAGAAGTAGCCGGCGAGCCAGACAGCCAAGCTGGCAGAGTATACTCGCTGGGCAACCATAAACTGATATGCGGCGATTGCACCAAGTCGGATATTATGGCAAAGCTTATGGGCGATAAAGTCGCTGATTTATTGTTGACAGACCCGCCCTATGGCGTAGACTACCACGGCAGAACGAAAGAGCGCCTGACGATTGACAACGATAAAATCGGCTCGCTAGATGAACTGCGCGAGTTCCTATGCGACTTCCTATCCGTTGCAGACCCATTTATAAAGGGTGGCGGGGTGTATTATATATTCTCAGATCCGGGCGATAATATGCGGGCGTTTATGGATGCTATTATGAGTAAATACCGCATACGTAGCACGCTCATCTGGGTCAAAAACGCAATGGTGATGGGATGGGGGGACTACCGGCGGCGCCATGAACCGTGCCTATATGGCTGGAAGGATGGCGCTCCTCATTATTGGTGTGGTAGTCGTTCACAAGACACGATACTCGACAAAGAGATAGACTATGACGCTATGTCAAAGGCGGATGCGGTCGCCATGCTGAAAGACATACTTGACAACAACGCGGTACCGACAACCGCTCTAAAGTTCGCGAGGCCAAGCGCTAGTCGAGAACACCCGACGATGAAACCGATAGCGCTACTAGCTTATTTAATTAAGAACAGCTCACGCACTGGCGAGATTGTCCTAGACCCATTCGGCGGTAGTGGCTCAACGCTACTAGCATGTGAGCAGACGGGACGCGTTTGCTACACGGCAGAGATTGACCGCCACTATTGCGACGTCATACGCAAGCGATACTGGAAGTTCGTGAACAACGGCGACGAAGACGGATGGCAAGAAGGTACCAAGTAGGACCAGAAAGGAGCGCTTGAGTTATGGCTAATTCGCAAAAGACAGGGAGTTATGAGGTAGGCTACAAAAAACCGCCCAAAAACAGGCAGTTCGGTCAGCCCGATGGAAACAAGCGCGGGCGCGGCTTTTGGCGCAGAGAAGACACGCCACGCTACAAGCTCGAGCAAATGATGAAGCTCGACGAGGACGAGCTCCGAGTTATTATCCGTGACGCAGACGCCCCGATGTTTGAGCGACAACTGGCAAAGTGGATAATTAAAGGCGACTGGAAGGTCATAGAGTCACAGCTGAACCAAGTCTATGGACTGCCGAAGCAAACGCAAGACATTACGGCAGACGTCAAGCCGTCAGCTATCGAAATAAAGGTCCTAAAGCCCGTTAAGAGCGCGACTAGTAAGAAAGATGATAAATAGACCAACTGACGCCAAAAGTGAGCTCATATGGCGCCTCAAAGCGCTCAAACTGCCAACAGGCGGGCAGTGGTATCATGCGGGGCGAGCGGTAGCAAAGCCGATAAACCCAAGCGATGACGTAGCCGTATTAGCGGGCAAAAATTGCTGGATAGTATGCCAAGGCGGGCACAGCGCCAAGGTATATTCTACCGACCGCGCCAACCTATCGGATAAACAATGCGCCGAGCTTGCCGAGCGCGTAGAGTTATCCAAGAGCGCCCTGCGCCATTTACCAGCTAACTAATAAGCCCCGGTGCGAGAATACCGGGGCTATTTTGATTCTAGCAGGTATCCTAGCCCTTGTTATCGTCAGCTATGGATTTTCCCGTGAAAGCCGCGAGCACGGCGGATATTAGCTGAACTATTACGCCTATGGACTGATTTACCTCACTAGCCAAGGGTAAGTGCCAGATTTGCGCTAGCCCCGAATATGCCAGCCCGAGGGCAGACAGCACGCCCGCAACGATAGAGGCGATACGTTTTGCATTGATACCATTCATAGCCACATTTTAGCGCAATGTGGTTATAATTAAAACGATATGAAAGCCGATACAACCCCCCGCGCCAAAATAGACAGCAACGGCAATTTAGAGTTCGAAGACCTCGACACAAACCAGTTACTCGCCATATTGGCCAGCCGTATACAGGCAATGGACGAGCGGATAGCGGGGCTTGAACAGAGGATAGACGGCAAAATGGTGACGCGCGACGACCTGCATAATTTCGCCCAGCGGATGGAACGCCTCGAGAGCGACGTCAAGAGGCACGGGGAGTGGATAGACAAACAGCAAGCGGTAGCCGAGCAAAACAGGCAGAGCTTCAGCGCGCGCTTTAAGAGCAAGGCGAGCGACTATCTAATATTAGCCGTTATAGTAGTACTCGCAGCCGCGATAATAGGCGGGGTCACCTCGTACATAAGCGACAACCGCGAGATGACCGAGATACGGCGAGATATAGACGAGCTCCAGCGGTTAAAATAGTAGTATGCAAGGCGAGATAATACATGCGAACGTTTTGCCAGAGTTCATAGACCTATATGGCGATAAATACCGCTACCTTATCTATTTCAGCGGCAGGTCAACGGGCAAGTCATACGCCGTAGCCCTGAGCCAGCTAACGCGCGGTATGTCGCATAAAATGCGCTTCCTTGATGCCCGCGAAATTCAGAAGAGCATCGAGAAGTCAGTCAAAACACAGCTTGAAAGTCTAATTGAGGAATACGGCTGGGGGCGGTATTTTGAGGCACAGCGCGACAAGCTAATATGCACGATAACAGGCAGTGAGTGGAGCTTCATAGGTCTCAAGGACAACCCGACAAAGGTCCAAAGCTATACAGGCGTGGATGAGGTATGGGTAGAAGAGGCGCAGAGCCTCAGCCATAAAAGCCTCATGGCATTAATACCGACAGTCCGCAAGCCTGGTAGCAGGCTCATATTCACAATGAACCGCTTCACGGATAACGACCCCGTATACACCTTTTTCACCGAGACACCGCCCCCGCGGACGCTAGTTAAATACCTAGACCCGCTAACGCTCGACCGATACGGACTCCAGCCCCAGGAGATGATAGACCTTCGCGAGAGCGCCAAGGGGACCACCGACTATGCGTGGGTATGGCTCGGCGAGCCACTCAGCCAAGTAGACAATGCGATACTAAATCGCGACGAGTTAGTATCGGCATTCGACCGCGACGGCGACGATAGCGGGGCGTGGGAGGTAGGCGTGGACGTGGCGCGCTTCGGGCGCGATAGAACCGTGTTTGTCGCCCGCAAAGGACTGAAGGCGACGAGCCTCGAGGTATGGCAACATAAGAGCCTAACGGAGCAGGCAAAGCTATTAAAGGAATTTACCCGCGGTATGGACGCCCCGCGGATAAAGATAGACGAGACTGGTGTCGGCGGAGGGCTAGTAGACCTATGCCAAGCGGAGGGGCTAGACGTGGCGCCCGTTAATTTTGCCCAGAGCGCCAAAGACCCCGACCGTTATCCGAACGCAGCCAGTGAAATGTGGTTTGACTTTCAGAAGATACTGCCCGCCGTAGGGCTTGAGGGCTTGTTAGACCATAGGCAAGAATTAGTCAGCGAGCTCAGCCAGCGGAGCTGGAGTTTTGACCAGCGAGGCAGGCGCATTGTCGAACAGAAGAGCGCCTTTAAGGCCGCGGGCAACAGAAGCCCCGACCTAGCAGACGCCTTGCTACTCTGCTATTACGAGCCAAAGGAAAAGCAAAAAATAGAGTGGTGGTAAATACCACATAATAGCTAAAAATACAATGGGGCATGTATAATAAGCATATGGGCATATTCTCCTTTTTGGCTCGAAGGCACAGCGCAAACGGCGGCGCTATGCAATATGCACAGCCAGCCAACCAGCCGTTAAGCTTTATTAGCGCATATGAACTCGACGACTACAAAGCTAATTTTAGCGATATTAGACCTATTGCCGAGCAGTTCTCGGCGGTAGTCCCGTATGCCATAAATAAAGACGGCAGACGCCTAACGACTCAACCGCTAGCCATACAGAAGCTATTCGCGCCTAACGATAATATGGGCTTTTACGATTTCGCGGATTATCTCATCAGTAGCATATTGAGCCAGCCCCGCGCCCTAGTAGCCGTCATGTGGAACCCGGGCGAGGAGCACTACAGCTGGAATATTAAGGGCTACATATTCTTGCCCCCGAGCGCCCGTATGGACCTAGGCGGAGGGCGGATAGTGTATCAGTATACGGATAGCGACGGCGAAATGAGGCAGTTAACGCCCGATACCGTGATGGAGTTTTACTACTCAATGTCAACCGATGCCTACGGCGTAGGAGTCAGCCCTGCGCAAGCGAGCAAGAAATGGGCGACTATTGAGGACTACATCGCCGCCTATCAGGCGGGCTTCTTCCAAAATGGCGCCAAGCCCGACGGTATGTTCATCATAACCGCTAACAGCCAAGAGCAATTCAAGAGCGCGGTGGACAAGCTCGAGCGCGTCCATAGACGCGGGAGCCGTGGACACTTTAACTATCAATACGCCTACCGCCCGACGGACGAGCAGGGCAACCCCATGAAAACAGCCAGCATTGAATGGGTCAGTTTTGGCACCACTAACAAAGACCTAACGCTCGGCGAGCTCATAGACAAGACCCAAAGCAAGAAGGACAGCGCCTATGGCGTGCCCGCCATTGCCCGCGGGAATGACTCAACAGCAACCTATAACAACGCGCAGGTGAGCGACCGCAACCTGGCCCGCAAGGTGGACTACCAACTCAGGCGAACGTGGAGCCGTTTCATGCATGAGCTCGCGCGGGTCTGTAAAGACGAGATAACGTGGACGCTATCATATGACTATGACGTCCCCGCACTCGCCGATGCCGAGAAGGTCAAGGCTGATACCTACAGCGTCAAAGCCGATGCCATGATAAAGCTCGTCAACGCTGGGGCAAAGCCAGCCGACGCAGCCAAGGCCCTAGGACTTGGCGAGGAATGGGCGCGCTTGACCCTAGCCAAAGACGATGGCGCCAGCCTACAGCTAGCGCATAAGAGCCAGCCAGTGAACATTGACCGCCCGATGGTAGACGCGAACCGCAGATATCAGGGCGACAAGCTAACACCGCGCCAGAAGCTCGTCAAGGCTATCATTGCCGAAAATAGGCGCATAGCCAAATCGATACAGAACGGCACCAGCGCTAACGCATATCAGTTAACCGACGAGGAAGTCAACGCATTCGCCGACCAATTACGGGCGATATTGGAACCGCTAGCCATAACGGCGCAAGGCACTATGATAAAAGCCGTAGCTAAAGAGTTTAAGCTCGAGAAGCCCGAGAAGATACCGACGGCTATTGACGACCCGAACTGGTGGCGTAGGCTCATAGCCGTGACTAGGACGCATGACCAAGCTATGGGCGATAAAATCCAACAGCTACTTATCCAAGCGGAGGCGGACGGACTCACGGCGAGGCAGACGAGCGAGCTAATAAATACCGTTGTTAATGACCAGAAGAAGGCGGACATGATGGCGCGTAACGAGATAGTGAATAGCGAGCGTTTCGGGCAATTACAAGCCGTGCAGGCACTCGCCGACGCGAACGACCTACAAGCCTATAAAATCTGGCATTGCACCGACGACGCGAACACGTGCGCATTTTGCCGAAAGATGGAGGGCAAAAAAGTACCAATACGAGACGCATTCGCACAGCTCGGCGACGTTATCGAGACCGACGGGCGGGACTATGTCGTGGACTTCCAACCACTAGACGTGCCCGACGCGCATGCTAATTGCCGATGCTACTTTACCCCTGAATTTGAGGCGAAATAATGGCGGGCGGTATCCAGTGGAAGGGCGAGCACCCGAGCAAAATGTTTATCCAGATATGGCGCGCGGGGTGTCTCAACATGATGGCGGACGTGCAAGCCAAGGCGCAGTTTAACGCGCCAGTTTTAACTGGAGCCTTGCGCAACTCAGCCCGTATAACAGCCACTAGAGATGGCGCCGAGGTCACATTCGGCTCGTCACGGGTAGACTATGCGCTATTACGCCATGAGGTTAACCACTTGCACCCAGGCACCACAAAGTATCTAGCCCGCGCAGCCGAAGACGTAGCGCGCGGGGACCTAACGCAATATTTTAAATAGGAGGCTAAAGTGGAGATAGATTTACGATGCAAGAAATGCGGGCGCTGGCTAGGCAAAGCCACTAGCAATACCGACAACCTAACTATTAAATGCGGTAACTGTAAAACTAACAACGTTTACAATATTACGTTTACTAGTACATTAAGCGGGGCGGTATGCTATCATATAGACAGAACGGATTTGTCGGAGCAACCGGCAAAGGTCAACTCAAAGACCGCCGAACCGCACAAGACAGAACGTTCGGAGGTAAAAGTACATGAATAAGAAACAGCTACTGCAAAAATACTCAGCGCAGATAGGCTCGGGTGAAGCCCGCGAAATTACGTTTTTGGCCAACACAGGAAAACGTATGGCGGACGGAACGACTGTGGACCTAGACACGCTAACAGTTCGCGACCCAGACACAGGCGAGCTAGTGCTAGTCAAGAATTTAGCCGAGGGCGACACCAAAAACTATGTGGCGCTACTGACCGACCACAGCTGGTCAATCGACCACAAGGCGGGGCAGATACGCAACCTATGGCTAACAGCCGAGGGCCTCATGGCAAAGGCAAAATTAGCCCAAACCGAGACAGGCAACAACCTACTAGCGCTCGCTAAAGACGACATGCTGGATACGTTCAGTATCACCGTAGGCTTCCAGGAGGAGCCAGACGAAAGCGGTATTATCCACAACGCCCAGCTACTCGAGATATCCGCCGTGTGGCTCGGGAACGACGAAAAAACGAAACTGACAGCAGTTAACGAGAGGAGAGAGGACATGGCAAACTTTGTTCAACAGAACAAACTCACCAGAGACGAAGCCGATGACCTATTAAATGGCATCAAGGCGGCTGTCGACGCGGTCACAGACACCAGCGCCGAAGAACTAACCGACGGGGGCGAAGAGCCAACCGAAGATAAGCCGGTGGAGCCAGCGACCAACGCGCACACGGTCAATAACTTCATTACCGTCCAGCGCAACGAGCGCGAGGCCGAGGCAAAGGAGGAAACAGTGAAACAAGTTATTACTAACACAACCGACAACAGCGGATACCTAAAGAGCGCCCGCGCAATGCACGACTTCGCAAAGTGCATTGTTAGCTATCGGGGCAATTCGGAGCTCGCGATGAATGCGTGGAGCCAGAACCTAAAGGCTAACGGTATTAATGGTGACATGCTACCGACCAGCATTGAGCAGGTCCTATTTAAGACCTGGACAGACGCCGACAGCATTTTGTCGACCTTCCGCAACAGCCGCGCTCGTATGCTAGACCTGAACGCCTTCACAGGCGAGGGTGAAGACATCCGCGCTAAGGGTCATAAGAAGGGCGAAGCCAAAGCGCAACAGAACTTGACATTAGTCAACCGCACAACCCGCGTCAAGGGCATTTACAAAATGCTACCGCTCGACCTTGAGTCAATCGTAGACGACACCACAGGCGAAATTTTGCAGTTCCGCACAGAAGAGCTAGCATCCCGTGTAGCTAACGAAATTGTTGTGGGCGCAATCCTAGGCGACGGCCGAAGCTCGGGCAGTCCAGATTATCGCGTGTTTGACGGCACCAAGGGCCTATACAGCATGGCTGCAGATATCACAGCTAGCGCAACCCCAGAGAGCAATAAGTATGCCGCAGCCGTAGCGACACAGGTAACCGCAGCTGATGACGAGAGCCTATACAAGAGCTACCGCCGTTTGCTAGACGCAGTCCGCACCAACCGCACCCGCGTCCTTGTTTTGCCATACGGCATGGTCACACAAATTTTGACCGAAGAGAGCAAACTCGGAACCCCACTGTTTGCTCCAGGCACGCCTATCGAGACTATCTTCCCGAATACCCGCGTGTTCGAGCTTGATGAAATGGTCAGCGCTGACTACAAGGCCAACTTCAAGGGCATTGCCTATGAAGACCAGAGCTACACGCTTAACGGCGACCAGACGGGCCGTGTATTTACCGACTTTGACATTAGCCACAACCAAGACGTCATGGAAGTAGTCCGCTATGTCGGCGGTTCACTATCGGGGCGCAAGGTAGCCGCTGGTCTAAAAGAGGCAGCCGCCTAAAGGAGTAGAGCATGCAGATAACCAAGGACGCAATCAAACTATTAACTAGTTACGACGCTAGCAATTTAAGCGAAGCCGACTTCGCGACCTTGGCCAATATCGCGCTATCGAGGCTACAGGGTATGCTCTGTAGCCCCGAGCTCACCCTTGACAGCCTACCCGCGGAGCTCGCGCCAGTGCTAGCCGACTTGTTCGTATGGACAGCGACCAACAACCCGCAGAGCGACGGCATAGAGAGCGAGACCGCCGAGAATTACAGCTACAGCAAAAGTAGCGACGCCGAGGCTAATTACCTAGTAAGGCTCCGCGCCAAATATGCGGATATCCTCAACGGCGCTAGCAACAAGTGCGCCTACAAGGACGGCGATATTGTGAGTGGCGGGCATAACCCACTGTGGACCCCAGACTACTATCGGGAGAATCGGAGCGCCTAGCATGAATATTTTCACGAATTTCAAACAGACGCCATATGTATATCACCAGATGAATACGAGCGATACGTGGACGGGCGGGCAATCTAGCCGAGACTACACGAGCGAGGGGGTATGGAAGCCCCGAAACAGCTCAGACGTCCCGACCGCAGCCCCCGACGAAGTAGGAGCGCCGACGCTCAATGTCCACCCCGACGAGCAGTTCATAACGCCAGATGTGGGCGAGATGATAGGCGACACGGTCACTATTAACGGCAAGCTGTACCGCGTCTCTGGCGTAACCACCGCGGAGAATTACCGCACGGGGCAGGTAGAGCACTACCGCCTAATGTTAGAGGAGAAGTTCCAATGATAGTGCCCGCCTTCATAATGGAAATGCAACGCTCAGGACTCGGCACGGTAGATAAAGACCTATTCTGGGAAGAGCTACCGCAAAGCCCGAGCGCGGAGGGTGTTTGGGTAGTGACCCGCGGGGATGCAGGCTCAGACGAAAGCCAGCAAACCATCAGCCTTGACATATACGCAAGATATGCCAACAAGCTCACAACCGAAATGAGGCTCCGAGACGTAGTCAACTGGGTAAGAGGCGACGCGCAGGATATCTGCCAACTCAGCATTAACCCGCACGAGCTCGACGCTAGCCAGCCAGACGAAACCATAAGCTATGACGTCATAAAGATAGAGCATACAGGCGCTCAGCAGAATCAGGGCGTGGACGAAAACGGCAGAATACTAAAGACAATAACAATATCTATAACTTTTAACGAAAGGAGTTGACACATGGCACGCAGGCAATTTTACCGGCCTATGATGTATATCGCCAAATACAAAGCGGACGGCAAAACCATCGACACGGAAAGCACCGTTGTTCTTAAGCCAACACGCTTTACTAGCGACGGCATCACATTCTCGGCGACACCGCAGACATACGATGACGAGACCGCAGCTGGCACATTCACCTACGACAAAGGCACGACCGAGGGCAACAGCTTCTCGGCAACTATCGTTTTTGCGAACATGAAAGAGCTCGCGGAGCTAGCCAATAACGGCACACCGGGTAGCGACGAGACACACGGACAGCTAGTTTTTGGTAGCCCTGACGCTTGCTCAAACGTCACGGACCGCGCCATCACCGTAGTGGATATGTGCGACACGCAGAACGCATATAAGATGTTCCAAGCGAACCACTGCGACTTTTCTATCATGAC